GGGTTAAATTATTTTTTGCAACACTTATTGTCTATTTTGTAAATCTATATTTTTAAACAATCTTTGCTGATCGAGTCGTGCTCTTGCAGTGTCGTCACGCATTTCTGCTATATCTTCACTAGCATTAATACGCTCACGATCTATTTGTGCACGTCTAGCAGAATCTTCAGCTTTTCTTTGCTCTTGCGCAATAAACTGTTGCTGATCGAGCGCTAACTCTTGACCTTTGAGCGCAAGTTCTTGTTTTCTGATAGCTACTAGCGGATCCTCATCCTCTGGAGCTGATATTTTTGCGGTATATTCTACAATTAATTCAGACATTATAGGTGCAGAATACTGTGCCAATATATTATTTGCTTCAACTACTAACTTTTGTTGTTGGGCAGGTGATACTTGTTCGGCCTGCGCTTGTAATTGTTGGAACTGTTGTAATACCTCTGCTGGCATTTGTTGTTGTGCTAATACATCAGCTTTCATTTGTAAATGCTCCATTATGTGTGAGTGTATTAAAGCTTGGACCTGAGCGTTCATTTGAACGGGCGGAGTGTTGAGCAGCGACATGTGAGTAGCAATATGGGCATCATGGTTTTGATTGGGGAACGCCTTGGCCACATTACCTAACAGTAGCTGATTATTCTCAAACCCCGCCTCGACTGGTTGTGGCTCACCACTTGGAGGTGGTGTCAATATCTGATCGATATTATCTACCCCAATAGCCGCATACATACGTTTATAAGATTCATAGATACCTGTTGGACCGTGCACTTCTGGATTAGATTGCACTAGCTGCATCATTTCTTGCGCCATAGCGATTCTTTGTGACTGGCTAAATATATCTGGATTGGAAACAGGAAATATATCAACTCTCTCATCAAAATCAGATAGTTTAACTTGATTATTACCGCCAGCTATAGCGTAAGGGTATTCAGGCGGTAAATACTCTTGAAATACATTTGCTAGTATTTGAAACTCTTTGCGTTGTGAGTTGTGTAATCTTTTGTGAATTGCAGATAATACTTTAGTAGATCGCTCTAATAAGGCAAGTGTCGTGCCTACAGGAGCATTTGGATTACCTTGACCTACATTGATTTCTGCAATAGACGCAAATCTTTGACCTGAGGTAACTAAAATATTTAGTAAGCTTAATAGTGTACCGCTAGGCTCTTTGAATGGTAAGGGTTGGATAGATTCTCGTAATGATCCACCTGGAGCATCAACGTCTCTAAACTCTCCTGGCTGGATTGGTGTATCTTCATCTCTAATTCTAATACCACGCGTTTTAAAACCAGCTGGCAAGTTAGCTAAGGTACCAGCGTCAATTAATTGTCTTAGTATAGAAGTTGATGCCTTGGATAAACCACCAATCATGTGCGTTAAGCCAAAACCATAGAATCCTAATCCTGGTAAAAATTTAAAATGGACAAAATATTCGGTTTTTTGCTTTAGCGGATCATTTTCAACGTAATTACGGTAAATACTTAAAATATTGTTGTTATTACTATCAATTGTGACGATATAAGGCAGCTTTACACCTGTCATATTGCCTTGTGCATCTACATCTTCAAAGCCTTCTATCTCTAAATTACAGTGGACTTCGTATAAAACAGACACCTCACCGGTATCATAACCAGGCTCTAACCCTGATAATTCATCTATTTCTTCTTCTACTTGGCTATATTGAGCTGCATCCTCGCCATACGACACTTTTACCTTACGATAAAAACCCATAGCCTGCATTTTTGCTACTTCATTCTCTGGCATTTTGACTACGTTAGTGATTCTAGGGCAAGATTCTAGGTCAGTGGTGAAATATGGCACTATTAGGTCCTCAGGAGCAATAAATTTAGATACTGCACGCCCTAATGACTCATCATAATAGATTTTTTTGAAAGCTGAGCCCGCTAATGGTAGATAAAATAGCATTTGATCGAGTTCTTCGTCATATTCTTCCATCACATGCACGATTTGGTAGTTCATAAAGTCAGAAACACGTTGCGCCTGCTCCTCTAGAGCAGAATCATAAGCACCAACCACTTGAGTTTTGACTGGACCGTTTGCAGGCAACAGTTCTTTATATGCTTGCGCTTGAAAATTAGTGACTGCTTCACCTAAAAGCGGATGTATGACCCCTGAAGCACCTTCAAATGGCTCAGATCTTTCTTGATCAAACTTCATGCCTAAATATTTCAGGCCATCCGTATAAGTTTTTTCCCAATCCTCACGAGATGCTTTGTCTTTTTCAATACCGTCGCGTAATGAACTAGCTATTCTGCCAAGTTCGCTTTCACTTATTACTTCAGCAAGGTTACTATCAAAGCCTGTCTGCATAGGTTCCTCTTCACCTATTAAAACAGCACTTCCATCCTCTTGGATTTCAAAATCTTGCTCCCCACTTTCCTCGATTGCCTCTAAGGCAACTGTCATATCCTCTGTCCCTTCAAGTTGAACTTCAGGCTGATTGTTTTGCTTTTCTATTGCCATTAATAATATACCCTTTTAACTGGAGGTCTATTGTCCTCTAAGTAGTCATCATTTAATGAGACTAACCCTCCTTCTCTAAAACGCATCAGCGCTTGAGTCATAGTATCACATAAATCATCATTTTTACCAAAAGGGAAGGCAGCACACTCCTCTATCATCTCATCTGCAAACTTACGCTCTGGTGCCCACACTAGACCAGACTCAAAAATAGGTGCTACTGAGTGCATCCTTGTAGACTTATCATGTCCTCTGGTAGGAGAGTAATTAACCACCGGTATGCCTAATCTTCGTAGTTCGTGAGTAAGTGGCGTACCAGATGCTTTAGATTCAATAATGGTCATGTCAGGATCCCAGTATTTATATTCTTCGTACGCTATACGTTTGAGCTCAGGAAAATCCCAACGACCACGTTGACAATCAAGCAAAATAATTGAATCTGGTTCATCCGGTGTAGGTTGAAAAACACCCCAAGTAGATATAGCTGAGTAGTCAGCATTTTGTTTTTTGGAAAAAGCCGTATCATAACTTTGAATTATATATTTTACTGGCGGTAACGATTCATTTTTCCAAGGCTGCCACCACTCGCGTTTGATAATTGAGCCTTCTTCGGCGGTAGGAGTTTGCATCCACTGCGCATTCCACTTTTGTGTAGGCAAGGAGGCTTTTACTTTTTCTAATTCTGTCTTGTCCCAAAACTCTGGCCATAATGGATTACCTGATTCTTCAAAAATTGCGGGAAACTCTACAATATCCCACTGATCTGCTGTCGCTTCTTTTTGACCCTCTAATAAACGCGCCGTTAAATCTAGCGCACTCCAACGAGTCATTACTAAAATAATAGCACCTTTTGGTTGTAAACGCTGCCTGGGTCCAGAGGTGTACCATTCCCAACAAGCATCCATAGCGGTTGGACTGAGAGCATCTTGTTCGGAGTGTGGATCATCTATTATTAGTAAGTCGGCACCACGACCTGTTATCGCACCACCTACACCAGCGGCAAAATATTCACCACCTTTATCAGTCTCCCAACGTCCAGCAGATTTTGAATCAGCTTGCAGTTTTACGTTCTCAAAGATACGTTTGTATTCTTCGGTATCCATCATGTTTCTAACCTTACGACCAAAGCGAACAGCAAGTTCGCCAGTATGCGTAGTTTGCATAATCTTACGTTTAGGTTGTCGACCCATAATCCAAGCTGGAAAGTAGGTAGAGCAAAATTCAGACTTGGTGTGTCTGGGTGGCATATTAATAATCAGCCTAGTGCACTTACCTTCTGCTACCTCTTGGAGTTTTTGGGCAAAGATTTTGTGATGTCGACCACAGATAAATTCTGGCCACATGTAATTAACAAACTCTAAAAAATTACCTTGGCAGTCTTTTTGTTGTTGTAGCAATTGCAAGCGTTCTTGCAACATGAGGGTTTCACGTATTTCAGAGTCAGAGAGGTGCGAAAAGTTTGGATTGGTCATAAATACTAATTAGCAGCAATACCTGATCTTATATAATCACCTAAGCCAAAGCCTCTGTTTCTGTCATAAACCATTTGTAACTCTGCTTGAGTTTTTTGGGCGCTCTTTAAGAATTTATCAGCAGCTTTTTGTGCAGGTAAGCCATCAACAGGAATGTTGTTTAACTCTCTTTCATAATTAGCTCGTTGCCTTCTAAACTTTTTAATTAATCTATCAACCCGTTTCATAATTGTCGCTGGAGCTTGTACTTTTCTAACAGGACTAAAAGCCATAGCTGCTACCCCACCGATACCTTTACCACGTAAGCCAAGGTTATCTACGATTTGTTGGGTGCTAGGATTGAGCATTTGATACAAGGGACCGCCAAATGCAGTACGCATTTCAGTAGGGCCTATAGGCTTTATTGTGCTGATAGTAGGACTTACTACTTTCCCGTTGCGCTACCACCAAAACGCATATTGAGACCGGACATAGGTGGTACTTTACTTTCTTGTAGATTAATGATTTGTTGTTGGAGACCGTCAATTTCATCTGCTATAGCTTGAGCCTCTTCGAATTTGTTACTTTTTACAGCATCTGTATAACTTTTATAAAGATTTTCTATATCATTATTGATAGAAAATATAATCATTTCTGGTGTTCTAGGTATACGTGCAGGTGCTAAAGGGTCTGTCATACCTCCTCCAGCTTTGCTCAATCTTTTTTTTGTTTTCTGTCTTTTAGGTGTCTCCAT